CCTCACAAAGTTGCCAAATGCTGGTCCAAGCTGCTGCAGAGAGTGTGGGAGACGGCAAAGGTGAGCCAGTTCCTACAGCTGCATACTGCAGAGCGATGCTTTGCGGAATGAGAACTGCGGCGATGTTGGACGCAATGTTGAGATTCTGTGTCGTGCACTTGATCTTGACACTCATGCGAAGAGGCCTGATGTCAAGAGGGACAGTGTTGTTGGCATTAAGCTGTTGCTGTTGCCAAGCTTTGAACACAGGTGTGCTAGTCAAAGCGCCCCACAAAGCAGTCGTACGAATGGCAGACGGAGTCCAGGCAACCTGGAACTGATTGGGCACACTTGCAGTTGTGGTAAAAGCAAACCTAGCAATGGAGTTGACGACTGTGAAGTTGCCGTAGGTAGTTGGTAAGGAAGGTGGGAGCCGATGCAATGAAGCATCCCAGTACGCATGAGCCTTGGAAGGCGTCACAGATGCGACTGGCCCTGTGCCAGCCCTACGAGCAATCGCAGAAGCAGAAGCGGGAAGAGCAAAAGTAACAGAACGCCTAGAGACAGCAGAGGCAGGTCTCGAAGCTGAAGAGCGAGCAGTTGCAAAGGAGGCGACCGAGGAGGCCCTCGCGGGCCCAGTGCCGCGACGCTTGCGCTGTCTTCGGCTGGAGACATTGGAAGCAGACATGGATGGCGTGATTGAATTGGCGCTCCTTGCGGAACGGTAGGAAACGACTGAAGCAGCTTTGCTGCCAATCTTGCTCCTCATTGCTCATGCAAAGTTGCAACGCAAGGACGTTGTCGCACAACGCCTTTGCTACCCCCCCACTGAATGTAGCATGCAGGTATTAATTCGCATGTCGGATGGCTCACACATCGACCACACCGGGGACAGGCTGCGGTGACTTAGCCTTCCTCTGGCGGGGTGTGTGGCGCTTACCAGTAGCACTGTTTGTCTCAACGTCGCTCCTGCAGGCCCTGTTAAGGTCGGCCAGAAGCCGGTGCCGCTCTTGCGCGCTAAGACTCTCAACGGAGAACGGTGCTGCCGCAGTGGTAGTCGCTCTTGTCAAGCCCGGGGGTCGCAAGGCAGGCTCCCAATCGCCATCAGCTTCCGCGATGGGTTTCAAGGGTGCCTGGCTCTCAGTGACCGGTTCAGGCTCTACGTGGTTGATCACGCGCTCAACAACCTCAATGGTGTGAGACATGGCAGGCTGCGCAGCAAGCTGAGCTTGAAGCCTGTTCACAAGTGCAGTGAGGTGTGCAATCTGCGTGTCGACGGTGTCACCGAAAGCAGCTGGGCTAGGATCGGCGACCTTCTTCTTCTTGGACTCCTGCTGTTGAGGTA